AAAAGTTCTTTATCTTTACGAGAAGCTACACCAATTCTAGAGAGTGTTTCTCTTATTTTTAAAAAGTCCTCTTTTTCGGGAAATGTGACCTCTACAAGGTCTTTGATTATTTCTTCTTGGTTATCCATTATCCTTACCACCAGTTTTCATTCTGTTTTTCAATTCACGATATTGTTTTTCAGATAGAAGATTGACATATTCTTTTGCCTCTCTAGTTGATATCTGATAATACTCTTTTAAAGTATCGAGTTTTTTACTAACATAAGGTTTACTCCATTTGGAAAACCTTTGTCTTTTCCTAAGAGTATTTAGGAAAAACACGTATTGAAGACGATTGTCCACCCCGTGTCTGACGTTCATTTCGTTAGTAAGAAAAACAGAATCTTGGTGATAAGATAATGCTTTGTTAATTAAGAATGGTTGATATGCTTTCTCTTCGATATCATCAACCATGATATCTTTTTTGTCGTAAGAGACCGACTTTACAAAATCAAAAGGATTCCTTTTAGACATGTCTTCTGTATTCGTATACTAGTTCTTCACCTTTGAGTTCTTTCCCAAAGTAAACTGTATATCCGTCATGAGTTTCTCTTTTAATAAGTCCACTGAAGTATTGAGTATCCATTACAGATTTTCCGTCTTCAGTATCTTGTGGTCTTGTATCATACCACATTGAATTAAGTGAATGTGCATGAACTGATTTAATAGTTTTTGCCCACTCTTCAGCTGCTAGTAAGTCTCTTTGAAATTGGACTCTCTCGTCATATTGTGTCATTTTACACTACCTCCACTACTGATTCTGAGTCATTATCCATGCACCCATTCCAAGAATCATTTTCCTCATACAAGAATTCTTGACATCTTTTAAAGTTTTCTCTCCATGCATCAGAGTCAAACTTATCGTTCCACTCTAGGTCTGAGCCTTCTTCTATGGGTATAAATTTATAACTAGGACTCCAAGGAGTGCTAGAATGAGTTGAACAACCACTAATCAGTAGTGTCAGGCACATCAAGAATAATGCTTTCATGTATTATCTCCGTCATTATATTTAACTTTCGATTTGTCAAACAATTTATTTGCTTGTCTTTGAAAAGACTTTTCGACTTGTTTATCAAACCAACTAAAAAACCATTTTCTAAGTTTACCCATTACTTGAATTTACACTCCGACATAATTTCTGTTAAACATGCAACGAAATTGATTTCTGAATCCATTGCAAAGGCAGACTTGTATTGATAGTCTGCAATAAAAAGAACTGCAGCTGGAACACTAGAAGGTTCTAGTCTTTGTTCCAATGCATTGAAAACTTTTCTGTATAATGTATCAAAGTCATTATCACTATTCTGACCAACCCACTTTCTCATTCCTTTCCAGTTCTTGTCTGCAATCATATCAATGAGAGGTGTAAGTTTTTCTTCGGCTAGTGTTGCAATAAGACCAGTGTCAATAACACCACCAACACCATATCTTTGGACTTCGTTGATACACCTTCTGAAATCGGGGAAGAACTTTAGAATAAGTTCGACCAAAACCTTTTCGTCATATTTGATATCTTCCAAATCACAAATCTCTTTGAGTCTTGTGAGGAAAACACCAGCAAGTGTTTGTTTGTCTTTTGGTGTTAGTTTAAAATCTATTACAGTTGTTCTTGAATGTAGTGGTTTGATTATTCTATTCTTGTAATTACAAGTGAATATGAATCTACAGTTAGAAGAGAACTCTTCAATAAAGTTTCTCAACGCAGGTTGAACTGAGTCTGCAGAAATATAATCTGCTTCGTCCAGTATCACAACCTTTGCACCACCACTTAGGGATACTGTAGATGCAAAGTTTTTGATTTTGGTTCTTAGTGTGTCAATCAATCTACCTTCATCAGAACCATTGATAACGATAAAGTCTGCACCCATTTCATTACATAATGCTTTTGCAACTGTAGTTTTACCTACACCAGCAGAACCACATAACATAAGATTAGGTATCTCACCTTGATTGACGAATTCTTTGAATGTGTCTTTAAGACTCTGAGGTAGTATCGTGTCCTCAATTGTTTGAGGACGATACTTTTCTACGAATAAAAATTCACTCATGGTTGCAGAATCCCCTCCGAAACTACAGTGTAATCCACCCTTGAAGATTGATGAGAAGGACTACTCCCGTATGCATTGTAAAAGGCTGGCACAATACTTACACTAATATATAGGTTAAACATTGTATTTAGAATCAGGCTCCAATGCAATAAAATACTCCAAGTCAATATCTTTGTTCTTGAAGTGTGAAATACCTTTAGACGAAACTAAGACTTCATAGTTTCCATCTAACACTTTAAGGTTCTCAATCTTAAAGTTCATAGTGTATGAAACACCATTTCCTTCACCCACGATTCTTGAGAATGTGTTTGAAGTTGTATTCTTCTTATCTGTCACTTCCAATTTGATTGTAGTTCCGTCAGAACTTAAAACCAAATCACCAACACCTAACACACTAGCTGCTTTCTGCAACTCGTTCAATAGTGTAGATGAGATATCAATACCGATTTCTGCATCAGGCATTGTTATCATTTTCTCGGGTGCAGTCACCATACCTTCACTTGCATAGAAATACGCAAGACTTGAATTGTTGTCTGCAACTGTTAGACTTGCATCACCGAATTGAAAATCGGGGTCTTCTAATAAAGAAGTTGCACCCAAAAACTCGGGTAAATTGTAGATAGAAAAATCTTTTGGGAATGATTCTTCTACAGTTGCAAATGCAAGAATATTTTTCATATTTGAGATTGTCTGAAGTGTATTTCCTTGACCAACCTTTATACCTTGGTTGATTGTTGAAAAGTTCTTCAACACATCTCTCGTTTCATTACTAATTTTCATCACTTTTTAGCCTCCTTTTCTGCCTTATCGTGAACATGAAGCATGAATAGACCATAATGTAAAACCTTCAAAAGGTCTGCTCTATTCTTACCATCTTTTTTTCCGTATCTTTGTGCATATTTCATTATGTTTCCGATACAAAATCCTTCCCCATGACCACTGTCAATAATGAATTCAGTGGACTGGTATTTGTTTAAACTGTAATGTTTGTCGTAAGTCGAATCAATATACGAGGAGAACTCTTTAATGAGTTCACCCTCGTTATATTTGTAATCAATCTTCTTGTTTTTTCCAAACATACTAATCATTATACTCTGAGGTCTCAGTTTCGTCAACTGGGTTTTCCTCATTTAAATCGACACCTGCGTCAATCTTAGTGTAAAGGTCGAGGATACTATTTCTAGTTTCTTCGTCAAACCTTGAAATACACATTTGGATTGACTTGAGTTTGTCACCAAACATTCTGTATGCATTCACAATGTGAACCAGTCTTCTAGTAGTGACAACGTCATCAATCGCACCTTCGTAGAAGGTTTTTCTGATTATGTCTGCCCAATCTACTAGTTTGGTCACGAACTCTGAATCAACTTCACCAGTCAATTCCATTTCTTTTGAAAGAATTTTTCTCTCAGTAGTCACTGGAGGATATTCTTGTTGCATTGTGATTGCAAACCTTTCCAACATAGCTTCGTTCATGATTTGAGTTCCAATGAACTTTCCATCTTCAGAACCTTGTCCTTTAGTGTTTGCAGTTGCAAGAATTGTGAAACCTTGTTTTGGAGTCACCCACTCACCAGTTTTCTTGATTAGGTATCCTTTACCTTCAAGAACTGATTGTAGACACATAAGTTTGTTAGAACCTAAGTCAACTTCGTCTAAGAGAAGGACGGCACCTTTTCTCATAGCTTTGATAACAGGGCCTTCTCTGAAGACTACATTACCATTGACTAGAGTGTGACCACCCATTAGGTCATCTTCATCAGTCTCAATAGTAATATTAACTCTGAAAAGTTCTCTCTTCAATTGAGCACATGTTTGTTCAATCATAAGAGTTTTACCATTACCACTCAAACCAGTAATGAATACTGGGAAGAAGATTTTAGACTTGATTATGTTCTTGACATCTTTGAAGTGTCCAAAAGGAACATAATTAGACATTTTCTCGGGAATGATTTTTACATTGTCATTCAGATTAACAGACTCAGTCGCAGCGGCAACTGGCATATTTTGTGGAGCAACTGGTGGTGCAATAGAAACCACTTGAGGTGCAACTGGTGGAACAACTGCATTTTCAGAATACCCACCATTGTATCCACTGAGAACTTGGGTTAAATTAAATACCCCATTATCTCTAAAATTGTATCTAGAAGACTTGACCCAATATGGGAATGAACCCACTGTTTCAATTTCTTCCTTCGTAAAAACCGATTGTTCGGGATACGTCTTGGAAAGTGCTTCCAAGAATTCCTTCCTATCGGGTGTGAAGTGAAATGGTTTCCCACATATGTCTATCGACTCACTTCTGTCATAACTTCTTTTATCCATATTTTCTCCTTTTAAAAGTTGTTAAATTTCTCATCAGTTATTATTATATAAAAAAGTGAGGGTCATTGTCAACCCCATTACTTAATATTTTCAAACCTTGTTCCCATTTTAGCTTGTTGTTTCTCATTCAACTCACCACCATTATTGACCCATATTCTAAATGCAAAACATTCTTTTTCTTCAGTCTTACATTCATTGACCATAGGACAATCGTATCTGACGCAGGGTGAAGGCCCCACGTCCATAACAGCGTCTGCAAATTTACTATAATCGTTTACAGTAGAAATATAGTAAGCAGGGTCTACTTGATATGTCTTCATTGTGTTTTCTCCATGATTGTTTGTAAAGTGTATCTGTTATCCAATAGTGTCACTTCAAAAGTGTCTTGGATATAATCGTGTTCTACGATATATGGTGCCTCTTCGTTTCTTGATTGCAGAATCATAACCCTATTGGTAAAATCCCTGTAATCGTCTCTCTCTAAAATGAATGTCTCATTCATCATATATTTTGCTTCCATTATGCTATCTCCTTAATGAATTCATTGGTTAAAAATCTTGAAGTTGTTTTAGACTTTTGGTTTCTTTTGAATGCAGCTAAAACTCTAACTTTTTTTGCATCAACCAGTTCTTCGTCTAACTCATCAGTTCCTTCAGTTCCGATTGCACTAGCAGCGGTAATGAAGAGTTTGTTATATCCATGACAATTCACAACCATACCAGTTTTTCTACACTCTAACCACTCAGATTTATAATCTCTCCAGTAATCATCATTACCTTTGACTTCACTGTAGATTTGAACAAAGTCTTGTTTCTTACCAACAACAAAGTATCCAGTGACAATCACACCAGTTTCTTTTGCAATCCAGTCAAGGATATTCTGAGTTCTTTTGAAGTCACCACCTCTGTAGTATCTTCCTTTAGAAATAGGATAGACTCTTCTTGAATAAGGGTCAATGATTTCTATATGTCTTTCAAAGTCCCAAGAATCTTCACCATTCAATTGTTCTTTTTCTTGTTCTCTTACATCTGAATCACTAGATAAGACACTTGAACCATGAGAATACCCATCAGTGATAACTGTTAGAATTGATTTCTCAATACCATAGTCTTTTCTGAAATCTCTTAGAAGTGTTCTCATTGCAAATAGTGTATGGTCAAGAGGTGTTCCACCAAGATTAAATCTATGTGGAATTGTATGACTTGGTAGGTAAACGTAATACCCGTCATAGTTTTGCACATAGTGTGTTCCTTCGAACCAGTCATTCCAAATCTCTAAAGACTTCTCAAATTTTCTTCCATAACCACTTAGTCTATCTGCAAAGTAGTCATTCCAAATCTGAGAAACATACATAAACATTTCT